GGCACGGTACGCCTGTCCGGCGTGTCCGGCACACGGCCTCGGTCCCATCCTCGGTGCGTCGGCAGCGCACCGCCCGGCGGCGTAGCCATGGCTCACCACCTCACCTGTCGTTGTTGCCGCCAGGGCCCGCCTGTGGCGGGCCCTGGCCAGGGCCGGCCGCGGTACTGCGCCCGGTGCCTGGCCGTCTGCCCATCCGGCTGGCCCTGCTTCCTGCGCCATCCCCGCATCAGCCGGCACGCGTTCCCGCCGCGGCGGCCGCTCACGGAAAGGGGGTGATCGCCGACGCAACGCCGCCACCGCACCCTACTGCACCGGATCCTAATCTGGCTACACCACCACGGAATCAGCTTGTGAAAGGAGCTACAAAGTGAACGACAACGAAGCCAAAGCCATCATCACCAGCGCCCAGATCTACCTCGGTCGCTACAAGCGCTCAAAGGCCGCGCTGGAAGAGGCGAAGAACACACTCGAAGAATACATGGACGACACCAACCAGGAGGACGTGGCCGGCACGTCGCCGGGTTCCGGCGCTCGCTTCGTCGAGCGCCAGAACCGCACCCTGAACCTGGAACCAATGGCGGACGAGCACATCATCTGGTGCGCCAGAAACGGACTGCTCGCCCCCATCATGGGGAAGGTGGACGCGCTCGCGCAGGCCGCGCGCTCGTCGCTCCAACCGTTCATCTCACCGGCGGCAGGGACCCGGTACGTAGACTTGTACTTCCCGTCCTGGGGCAGCGCCAAGGCGCAGCCCACGGCGCAGACGGCAGCGCCACCGTCGCCGCCGCCCGTGCCCAAACCGGCACCGGCGCCCACGCCCAAGCCCGCCGTCCAACCCACCGCCTCGCTCACCTTCTGCCCAGACCACGGGAAGAGCCGCTACTCTGAGAAGTCGGGCGGACTCTACTGCCCGTCCAAACTGGACGACGGCTCTTGGTGCAAGTGGACGACGGCCACCGAAGGGAAAGCAGCCTAAGATGGACATAACCAAGTGCGCAATCTGTCGGCACCCATGGCACGGCCTCAAGAAGTGCCGCCAGTGCAAGTGTGGAACCGGCTGGTACGTGCGTTAGTCTAGTACCCGTCAGCCGCCAGCGGGAACCGGCGTCACTGTCAAGCGGTGGCGCCGGTTAACTTCTACCCCCACCAGAAACGCGGCGACCCGTACTCCGGCGACTGCGCACGGCTGTCGCCGTGGGCATGCTTCTCGTACGCCCTGACGCCGGACAGGCCGCAGGTTTTCATCATGCCCGCGACCACGACCGGCGGCACACCGGCCACGACCACGTCAGCCGCGATCCCCCGCATGTGCATCGAGTTTCGCGCCGAGCCAGCCAGCCGCCGATTGTACACCACCGACCGGAAGCCGGACGTCACGACGACCGGCCGGCCAAGCTTCTTCCGCAACGCTTCCAGCTTGTACATCAGGCACCGCACGTTCTCGCGAGCCTCCGCAGGCGGCACCCGCCCGCCTCCAAACCCACCCGTGTCCGGGGTCACGAACTCAGCCCACCTAAAGTTAAGTGTCCCGCGATCACCCCTCCCTAACGACCTCACCGCCGCCATCGTCTTCGGACCTACGACGCCATCACCCACCAGCCCGTACGCCCGCTGAAACCGGCGCACCGCAGCCGCGGTCGCCGGGCCCATGACGCCGTCTATCCGCAAGAACACCCTCGACGGCTTGTCCGCCGCCCAGCCAGCCACCCGCCGCTGCACTTCCTTCGGGGCCAAACGCGGAGCCGCACCCATCACAGCACCCCCAGCAAGATACCCACCCCCAACAAGAAGAGCAGCCAGGCCAACGCCATCGCGTCTACGCCCAGCTGCAACCTGTTCACGTGTACACCGCGACGACCACCGCGTCGTCGCTCTTCGTCTGGTCAAAGATTACCACCACCACCTTACGCCCTGCAACCATGTCGCCGGCCGCAATATCGCGGCTCGTCGGCACGTTCGAAAGACTCATATGAACCGACCCGACCAGCTGCACCCGCGCTAGATAGGTGCCCGAATCGAACGCTCTGAGGATGCCAGGATGCGTCAGCGCAGCCATCGTTGTTCACGTTTCATGCTAACAGCGGTCTCGGACAAAATCCTTCGGACACATTTTGAAGCCCTGGCCTCCTCTACGGTTCGAAAAAACGCTCGCCTCATCACACGCCGCCGAGCTCAACGCGCTGCTCGAACACCGCTTTCCGCGACCTACCCCCCCCCCTCACAAACCGCGTCCGGACGGCCCGCACCCGGGCCTTCACCACCGTCGCCGACACCAGCGCGTCACTGTACTGGACGACGTCCCCCACCTCCATGCCGCAGTGAGGCGACGTCACCAGATACCCCCGATCACTCTCTAACACGCCCTTTCGCAACCGTGCCGCCGCATGGTCGGCGGCGTTCCCCGCCGTCACCTCATGCGGCCCACGGCGCCGATCCGCCAGCCCCTTGTTCTCGGCCATCTCCGGAAAATCAAACGCCTGGCCCAGCACGGTTCCCACCCCCACCACCTCAGCCAACGCCTCCCGCCGCTCGCGCTCGGTCCGACTCCGGTAGATGGCGTGGCCCTCAGCAACGTAATCGTAGTTCACCGCGTCAGACCCCAGCGGCTCGAACGTCCTGATCGCCGAAGCCCCAAACCCCGAATCCGGCCGAGCAACGTCCGCCATCATCGCCAGCAGCGCCTCGACAGCCGACAACGCCGACTCGAACGGATGCACCGTCCAAGCCAGAGCAAAGTTCGCCGCCCGCACACTCAAAGCCGCGTGACTCTCCTCCACACCCGCCCTCGCACAGATGCCCCGATACAGGATGCTGAACGCAAGCGTCCCCGGACTAACGGACGTGCGCGCCCGCCCACCCTCCAACCAATAATCCGCCCCCCGCGTCCTCACCACGAACACACTCTCGCCCCCATCCCGCCGGTACTCCCACCCGACAATCGCCTGGCCCGCTGGCCGGCTGAACAGCGCATCGTACCCCAGCCCAATGTCCACGTCCCGCCCGAGCTGGATAGGCGCGGGCGGCCCCGCCCACTGACCCCCCGCATTGTCAAACACGAACTCCCCACGCGCCCGAATCCCGTTCTCTTCGACGGTCGCTTCCACCAGGTCCGCGCTCATGTCCTTCGGCGAACCCGTCGCCACATAGGGCGCTCGGTTCACCTCAGCAGGCCGCGACGTGTAGGCGTAGGTCACGCCGTCCCCGGCCAGCGCCAGCCCGTTCGCCGCCGTGTCATCGAACGGCACCGGGTCCAGCCACTCCCAGTTGCCAGGCGAGAAAGGGTCCGCCAAATGCCGCTCGCTCCAGTAGCTCCGGTCATACGTAGGCGACCCCGTGAAACGCTCGACAAAGCTCAGCCGCGAAGCAATGTCCGGCGGCCCCAGATGCGGGGCCTTGAACACCACAAGCTGGTCCGTCTCGGCCTGCTGCACGATGAACAACGCCGCCCACACGTCCAACGTCACCGAGAACCCCTCACCAAGAATCAGCGTCCACACCGTAGGCCGCAGCGTGCTCACCTCCGTGCCAGTCACCACGATGTTGTAGTCCCCCGAAAACTTCATCGCCATGCCCGTCAGCGTCGCCGGTCGCGGCGTCGGCATCGCCAACCCAGCCCCGAACGCGCCCACGCCCGTTCGCCTGTACCGCGTGATGATCGAGTCGATGTCGATAATCACCACACACGTCCCCGTCGAGTCCTTGTACGCCACGCCCACGCCCGTCGGCGTAAGAATCGCAGCACTCGCGATCAGCGTCTCTGTCCCAAACGTCGCGCCCTGGTCGGCACTCTCACGAAAGTAGACCGACAGCCCCCGATTGTAGACCACGAACACCCGGGCATTGTTGACCACCGCCACGGCGATCACGTTCGTTGTCGACAAGGTGCTCAGGTCAATCCACCCCGCACCGTAACCCCGCTCGTACTGGGGCCGCCCCGTCACCGAGTTCGCCCGAACCCGGTGCAGGTAGGTGGTGTCCGCCGCCGCGTCATGCGCGTCATCCGCCACGAACGCCGTGAACACCTCCGAGTAGACCAGATGATTGATGCCCCGTATCCGCCCCTCGACCTCGACCCGGACGAACGGCGCACCGGACGGCGCCTTCTGAGCCGCCAGCAGCGGCGCAGACAGCGTCCTCACGCCTAGACCGGCCCCGGATCCGTGCTCTGGCTGCGCAACCGCCTATCGTCGCCGCTATACAGCTCCCCAGTCCGCAAGGCGTTCGCCGCCGGCAGGCGCCGAAGCGCGGCCTGGAACTCTTCGAGCCGAACCTTCGCAAAGTCCATGTACCGGCCCCAGACCTCGTTCCCGCCCACGTTCACCCGGTTACTCGCGAACGACCCCCACTCCAACGCCGCGTACCCGGCGGCGCCGCCGGAGATAATGTCATCGTGGGCCACCGAGAAGCTGCCGCTCCCGTTGATCACGTGCTCCTGGTGCCAGAGAACGTTAACGCTCTCGACCCCAGAGGGCGGCGACAGCACGTCCAGCGTCAGAATCTCACCCCACAACGCGAAGGGAGCATACTGAGGGGGGTATCGCAGCGTCGGCCACTCAGCCGCCACCACCCGGACACGCGCCGTCAGACTCGCTATCGAAACATCCCGCGAGCCCGCCACCGTGAACAGCCCCGTCTTCACCTCGAGCGGACTAACCTGGCTGTACTCCCGCAAGGCCCGCTTGATGTGCCGGTCAAGCACCGCGTCCACCCACCGGAACGCCGCCGCGTCCTCATCGTGCAGGTCCTTCCGAACCGCAGCTCGCAGGGTCGCTAGGTTACTCATCTCCTCACCGGCCGACGCGGTCTGGCGGCCGGGCGCGGCCCCCGAGGCATCGAGGGACGGCTCGGCCGCCAGGGCGCCAGGGGTCTCCCGCCCACTATATCACTCCGCCGCCCAGCCACCACAAGAGGCGGCCCCAACCCCAAAGGCGCGGGCGGCGCAACATCAGTCGCGCCCAGCCCCACCACCACCACCCCCAGGGAACTCACGAAGATAATCAGTCCGTCGGCGTCCCGCCGGTGACCCGCCTGCAGCGCGTCAACGTCGGCCTGCCCCCACGCTCCGCCGCCAGGCTTCGTATGCCACCGAGCCGTGCGATGCGCAAACGTCTCCGGCAACGTCACGCTCCCAAAGCTCAACACGCTGTCCACGGAGGTCCGAAGCATCGCGCCGTGAACCACGAACTTCGTCACCGAGTTCGCCCGCAACCACCCCAACCAGCCAACCCCACGAATCCCGTTCACCATCGTCCGCGTGCTTAGGTGACTGGTCTGACGCTGGTTCCCAAAGTTCTGACCCTCATTCTGCCCGGCCCCGTCATCGACATCGCCCTCAGCCGCGAAATCGTCCCAATTCTTCCACTTGTCTACCGCCTCCGGCACGCCGAGATAATCGTTGTAGGTCCCCTGACCGTCAGGGTTCAGCAGCCTCATCTCCGGGTACATCGACTCGTCGAGGTCGTCGGTGTCGCTCATGAACGACATCCACGCCGACCAGAACCGCTCCGTGCCCACAGACGCCAGCCCACACTGCATCTCAGGGAAGATCGCCACCCCTTGACCGTGCGTGGTGCTGATCGCCAGAACACCATCAACGAAGAAGTCCAGCGTCTTCCCCGCCCGCCCGTGCCTCAGACACAGCCGCCGCACAAACCCGCCAGCGAAGATACCAGAATCACCACCCAGTTGAACGTCGTTCGTCACGTCCCAGAGCCGAAACCTGAGCTCCACCCCCACCCGGTAGTACCGCACGTCCACAAGGTTCTCAACGGAGAACGCGCCAACCACGAAGGTCCTCAGCACCACCTCGAACTGCCCGCCCGACGGCTGCCCGTTCGAGAAGTAGTACCCGAACCAGTAATCGAAACCGAACTCCGTCAGCAGGTCCGACGCGTTCGCCGCCGACCCCACGCCGGACATCGCAGTGCTGCTGTACTTCGCCCAGCCATGATCGCCCGCCGCAACACCAGTACGCTCCGGCGTCATGTTCGACGGGTACAACTTCGGTCCCGACAGGACGCAAGGCCACTGGCCGACATCTAGCTGCGCCACGTCTCGACCACCGCGATCGCATCACGCAGCCGCTCCATCCGAATATACGGCTTCCCCGCGCCCGTCACGCCAATCTCCGCCCCAGGAAACACCAGCTTCCAAGTCCGCGTCTTCTGCACCCCCTCCTGGCCGCCGCCTGGCTCGAACTGCGCCCACACAGGCCAGTCCAGCGCCACCGGATAACCCGCTCCCGCCGCCACAAGACACACCCTGAGCAGCTCCCGCACCACAGCGAACGCCCCGCTCACCTGCGGAAACAACCCAACCACCCGCGTGTCCTCCACCTCCAGATTCACCGCCACCCAGCAGAACGCCGCCGGGTCATCCTCGAACCTCACGAACGCCGTCGGTCGCTCGAAGGCCTCCGCAAGCTCATCGGCCGGCGTCCGATAATCGGGGGCATCTTCCAGCAGCCACAGCCGCACACGCTCGCCATCAGCGAGCCGCCCCTCTGGGTCCGCACGCAGCCGCCGACCCATCTACCGACGCCACTCCAACCAACCCCTCACCAGCTTCGTCATGAACGCCAGCGACAGCGTGACCACGCCCACCAACCCCGACGTCAGCGCCAGCCGAATCACCACCAGCTCAGGCTCGGTAAACCCCAGACCACACTCCATCACGCGGCCATCCCTTCCGGCGCCAGGTCGAGTATCAGCTGGCGCAGACTCGAATGAATCTCCTGCTGCTGTTCGTGGGTGAGCCCATAGTTCACGGCCACCATCTTCGTCAGCTGCCGCAGCCCCAACAGGAGCACCTGCAGGTTCTCCGGGTCCGCCTTCAGCAGAATGTGGATGCGCGATCGCAACAACGCGATCTCCTCGACCAACTCGCCTGGGTCCAGCAGCGCCGCCCGCCGCAGAACGTTCCGGCCGTATGAGGTTACGGCCCCAGCGTAGAAGCCGTGCTTCCGTGCGTTCGTGTTCTTGGGTTGCCCACCCTGCCTGCGCTTCGCCACGTCACGACAACCTCGCCCGCACCGGAACCGGCACGGGCGCCGCCGACCCGTCCCCAGCAACCGCGCTCACCAACCGCTGAACCCGCTCGCGCACCGTCGCCGGCTGATGGGCCTGGACTTCGTGAACGTACTCCAACGCGCCACACACGAGCAGCAGGCTCAGAAACTCCCAATTCTCGGTGTCGACCGCCTGCCGCATCAGCCGTCGGGCCGTCGTCCTCTTCACGCCCCCAGCCTAGCACACCTGTTTCACGTGAAACGAGCCAGCACAGCCTCGATGAGCGCGACCAGCGCCATCAGCAGCCCCACGCCTAGCACCAGCGGCAACCAGACCGGCCACTGCCGCAGCAGCCGCCGCGCCGACGGGTAGACCGGACGAACAGGGCGCCGCCGTCTCATGGCAGCGCCCATGATAACAGAAAGCCCCCCGCTTTTGGCGGAGGACTTCCGGCGCAGGCGCCCGCCGGTTGTCAGAACCACCCACAGAAGCAACGCCCTCTCGAGAGGTTCCGGCGAGCCGGACTGCCAAAGTGTAGCACACCCGTCCTTACAGGCGAGCTTTGGTCGGGGCGGTCGGACTCGAACCGACGACCTCCTGAACCCCATCCAGACACCCAACACCCCCGAAAACGGCTCACCCACCTACACCCCCACATCGGCTAAAGCGCTTGTCCACCTGATACTCTATCAGGCACCCATCCCCTACCTGACCGATTGACAAACCCACCCGCACCCCCTAACATCAAACCGTCAGAACCGTCCATCTCCCAGAAGGAGCAACCCGTGCCCGAACCCGCCCGTCAGCCCCCGCTCTTGCGCGCACTTCCCGCGCGCGCCGCTGGCTCTGATCTGAAAGATAGAGAGACAGAAGGAAGGACTACCACCCATCCCTCTGTCTATCACTCAGATCAGATCAGACTCAGACCGCTTTCGCGCAGCGAAAAGCGGCTCGTCAGATGGCTCGAACGCTACGTCCCCGTCACCCCACAAACCGACACGGTCCACACCAAGAAGGCGCCGCAGACCTTCTACCGAGCCACCCCGTTTGTGAGAAAATACACAGCCCAGCTCATCCTCGAAGCCCTCAAAGACATGACGCACCGCGTCCAAGACCTCCCCGACGGCCCAGCCTGGCGCTGCTGGCGCTCCGAGATCGTCAGCCCCGCCCGGCTCCTGAACCACTCGGTGATCCAGCTCGCCGCCGAAGCCCGCGAGACCTGGGAGAGGAGCTACCAGTGACCCGCAACGACGTAACCCACCTCCGCTTTCACCCCATCCCCGGCCCAAACGTCCTCCGGGTCCTCACGGCATGCGGCTGGCACATCCCTCTAGCCCGCACAACCCCAGCCGCCGGCGTGACCTGCAACCGATGCCAGGCAACCAGGCTCTACAACACCGAAATCCTCGGACACCCCCGCCCATGACCAGCATCTGCGCCGGCTGCAAGAGCACCGTCACCTGGAACGGCGCCGAACTCGTCGACGCCGACGACACGCCGCACCGCCTCACCTGCACGACCACCCGGCGCAACCGGCGACTCATCGGCCTACGCCGAACCCACTGCCCAACCTGCCAGACGGACACCAGCCACGAGATTACCCAGCTCCTGCCACGCGGCCACCTCGTACGCTGTCAGGTCTGCCACCGCGGCCGCCAACAGCCGACGATCCAAACGGGACTAACCGCATGACCCGCCGCCAGCCGCCAACCACCCAGGACACGATCGACGCCTTCGTCAACAGCCGGAAGGCGGGCCGCTGCTCCCAGAAATACGAGGCCTCCTTGCGCTACCTCCTGGCGCCGCTCGCCCGCGACCACCAGCTCCTACCCGCCCGCCCGGAGCCGATCGAGCGAACGCTCGCCTCCCTCAGCCACCTCGCAGACCAGACCCGCTACAACACCCACACCGCCATCCGCATGCTCTACCGCTTCAGTGCCCAACGCCTCGGCACAGCCAACCCCACCAGCCACATCAACCGGCCACCCCGCCCGAAGAAGAAGGTCCCCCGCTACCTCACCGAGCACGAGGTCGACCAACTCATCTTCGCCAACCAGCGGCGCCGCCGCGACAACGCCCTCATCCGGCTCCTGCTCGACACCGGCGCCCGCCTCGGCGAAATCCACGCCCTCACCTGGCGCGACCTCTCGAACTACACCGGCGAGGACGGCACCAACCAATGGCTCCTCAAACTCCCCTACGACGGCAAAACCGGCGAACGCGAGGTACCCGTCAGCCCGAACACCGCCGCCGCCCTCAGGCGCCTCGAAGGCAACCACCCCTGGCTCAACGCCCACACCCACGCCCCGCTCTCGAAGAGCGGCCTGCAGAAGGCCGTCCAGCGCGCCCTGGCGCGCGCCGGCATCACCGGCGGCCCCCACCTGCTGCGCCACACCTTCGGCCGCCTCTACATCCTGGCCGACGGCGACCTGTTCAGCCTGCAACGCATCCTTGGGCACAGCGACATCAGCACCACCCGCATCTACGCCGACCTCGACTTCCGCGACGTCCACCGCCAGCACCAACGCTTTAGCCCGATGGCCCGCCGCGACACCAACCTGGCCGCCCACCAACAAGCCCACCAGCTCGAGCTCCTACCGCCAGCAGCACAAGGAGGCCCCCGGTGACCAACGCACCCAGCGTCCAGCTCACCATGGCGGTCCTTCGAAAACTCACCACAGGCAGCAACAAGGAGGGAGCCTACGCCCGCCTCACCATCGACCTACCCCTCGACGGCCAGCTACGCGACGCACTCGCCTTTCTCGCTGACACACAATCACCCGCCGTGCCCCTCGAACTCACCATCGCCCACATGCAGGCGAAGCTCCGTGGCTAACTTCCGTCACACGGGCAAACCCCCGGCCTCGACCCCGCCCGCAGAGCGACCAGAGGTCGGGGGTGCCCACCAACTCCTCCTGCCATGAACGACGCCACGCTCCTACTCCCCGGCTGGGCCATCGCGCTCGGCATCTACCTCTTCGGACTCGCCCTCGGCTTCTACTGGGGGCGCTGCTGGCCCAAAGGAGACGACAACCATGAGTGACTTCCTCTTCGACCTACGCTTCCTCACCGGCTTCGGCCTGATCGCCTTCCTCACCGGCGTCGGGACCGGCTGCGTCATCATGTACCTCGATCGCCACATCTCGCCCATCGCTTCCCCCCACTTCCACTACACCCCACCCAGCCGGAAAAAGAACACCCGCCTACACCCTTGACACACCAGAGCCGCCCTGCTACGCTGTCGTCGATGCCTGACATAACCGACGAACAGCTCGCCGCACTGCAAGCCAGGGCCGAAGCAGGCGACTCCGCAGCCGCCGCCCTCGAGGAAACCCAGCAGCGCCTCCAAGCCGCCACCGAAGCGACCCTCGAGCAGGCCCGCGCAGCCAACCCGACCATCCCCGCCGTCCTGATCACCGGCGCCACCGCCGACGAGATCGCGGCCTCGATTCTCACCGCACAGACCATCGTCACAGAAGCAGTGACCCTCAACCCACCCACACCATCGACGCCGGACGCGGCGGTCACGTCGCCTCCTAGCGCGCCCGCCGCTCCGGTCGTCCCCACCAACCAAGCCACATCCCCACCCCGCGCACCAGCGCCCCCGCCCGAAGGCACACGCGGCTTCGACCGCATCAGCGCTGGCATCGCCGCCCTCACCAAGGAGTAACCCATGGCCCTCACCCTCGCCGAAGCCGACAAGTACAGCACCAACCAGGTCCTCGTCGGCGTCGCCGAGATAACGATGGACGCGAACCCCTTCCTGGGCCTGATGCCCTTCGTGCCCGTCCGAGGCAACGCGCTCCAATACCAGCGCGAACTCGCCGCCGGCCTACCGACCTTCATCGCCCCAGGCGGCACCGTGGTCGAAGCCGTACCCACCACCAGCCTCATCACCACCGCCCTCAAGATTCTCATCGGCGACGCCGACATCGACAAGTTCCTTCGCATCACACGCTCGAAAGACCAAGACCTCCAGGCCGAACTACTGTCGATGAAGGCGCGCAACTTCGCCGACACCTGGGGCGACGCCGCCATCTACGGCAGCATCGACGTCAGCGCGAACGAGTTCGACGGAGTCCACCAGATTATCCAGGACGACATCACCCTCCAGCAGGTACACGCGGGCGCCACCACCATCCCAGGCGCGGGCAGCTTCTCGCTGCTCGACCAACTCATCGACCTCGTGCGGCCCCGCCCCACCGTCCTACTCGCCAGCCGCCGCAGCATCAGGGGCATCCAACAACTCGCCCGCTCGCAGGGCTGGGACCTGGCCCTCTCGACCATGCAGGGCATCAGCCGCCCGGTGCGCTTCTACAGCGACATCCCCATCCTGCCGGCCGACTTCATCACCGACACCGAGACCATCACCGCAGGGGAATTCCTCGCCAAGACAGGCGGCACCGCGTCGACCATCTTCGCCGCCCGCCTCGACGAGACCGGCCTCTTCGGCATCTCCGCCGACGACCCGGAAGCCCAGGACGACCTCGAACGAATCATCCAAGTCGAGCGCGTCGGCACCCTCGAGACCCGCGACGCCAACCGCTGGCGCCTCAAATCCTACACCGCCCTCTGCGTCAAGGCATCACAAGCGCTCGCCCGCCTCGACGGCATCTCTTCCGCCCCCTGGACGAACTGACCGTGGCTGGCGTCTACTGCGCCCGATGCCTCACCAACGTCAAGCTCGAACAAGACGGCCAGTCGTGCTCGAACTGCGGCGCCACGCTCGTCGGCCCACCACCGCCGCCGCCGCCCGCACCCAGCGACAAGCCACCCCGCAAACCCGCTCGAAAGGCCCATCCCTCACCGGCGCCCGCCCCAGCCTGAGACCGGCGGCGCCCACCAGGTAAGCCGCCATGCCTGAAGCCCCACTCCCGAAACAACTCCAATCCCGCGACCGAGAACGCATCACCCGCTACCAAACCCTGCTCGCCTTCTACAACGGCGACCAGTGGCCCGCCAAACGCACCGACCGCCGCCGACAGCTCACCCTCAACTACGCCCGCACGTTCGCGCACACCGCGACCGCCGCCCTCATGAAGGGGCGCACCGTCACGGTCGAACCCACCGACGACTCCGACGCCGCCACCGATCGCGCCGCCGAGACCGAGGTCGCCATCAACCAGGTCTGGCGTCACAACGGCCTCGAGGCGCTCGACTTCGATACCGAACTCGACTGTGCCGTGCTCGGCGACGCCGCCTACAAGGTCTGGTGGGACCCGGACGCCCAACAGGTCCGCGTCACCGCCCCCGACCCATCGGGCATCTTCGCCTGGTGGCTCCCAACCGACCCGTCCCGCTTCTGGCGCATCGCCAACCGCTACGCCCTCGACGGCGACGACGCGGCCGCGCTCTTCCCCGGCCTCACCCTCCTACGACGCAACACCATCATCGAGGCGTGGACGCTGGACATGTACGAACTCTGGCTGAACGACACGCTCGTCGACGCCCGCCCCAACCCCTACCCCTTCATCCCGTTCGTCATCTTCCCCAACGTGCGCGACCCCCAGCAGGTCTGGGGCACGTCCGACCTGCAACCGCTCCTCGACATCCTTCGCGAACTCAACCGCGAAGTGACCCAGCTCTCGTACATCATGGAACTCAGCGGCAACCCCATCGCCGTCCTCGAAGGCGTAGACGAAGCGCAGGACATCGCCGTCAAGCCCGGCACCGTCTGGGAGCTACCCAAAGACGCCAAGGCGTACCTCCTCGACCTCCTACGCGGAGGCGGCGTCAAGCTACACACCGACTTCTTGCAGGCCCTCTACCGCGGCCTACACGACCTGGCCGAGACGCCGCGCTCAGCGTTCGGCGACATCAACCGCGACCTGTCCGGCGTCGCACTCGAACTCGAACTCGACCCGCTCGTCAGGAAGATAGACCGCAAGCGCCTCATTCGCACCACCGCCTACACCCAGCGCAACGACATGATTCTCGCCCTGCTCGACACCTTCGCCGGCACCAGCTTCGGCCCGACGAACAACACCATCGCCTGGGGCAGCGTCCTCCCGACCGACCGCGACCGCCAGGTGCAACACGAAACGCTGCTCACCCAAGCAGGCATCCACTCCCGCCGCTTCGCCGCCGACGAACTGGGCGACGTCGACGACCCCGACGCCGAGTTCGCCCGCTGGCTCGAAGAACAACGCCAGCTCACCCCACCCACCACACCCCCGTGACCCGCAACGGCGTCCACCCCGGCCTCGTCAAGCTGCGGCCATACCAGACCGCCATCGGTCGCGCCATCCTCAACAGCATCACAAACCGCCACGGCCTCACCTTCACCGTCGAGATGTCACGCCAGTCCGGCAAGAACGAGCTGTCCGCCCAACTCGAAGCCACGCTCCTGTCCCACTTCGCCCACACCACCTTTGCTGGCGAACCCTTCTCGCTCATCAAAGCGGCGCCCACGTTCAGCCCCCAGACCCAAATATCGATCCGCCGCCTCAAAGACACGCTCCGCACCGCCAACGTCCCCCACGCCACCGACGCCGGCCACATCATTCGCATCGGCCACGCCCGGGCCATCTTCCTCAGCGCCGAGCCGAACGCGAACGTCGTCGGCCACACGGCCAACCCGCTCCTCGAGATCGACGAGGCCCAAGACATCGACATCGAGAAGTTCGACAAAGAGTTCCGCCCGATGGCCGCGCACTTCAACGCCACCACCGTCCTCTACGGCACCCCCTGGTCTGAACTCGACCTACTCCACCGCGAACGCCGCGCCGCCCTCGACCTCGAAGCGCACGACAACGTCCACCGGGCATGGGCCGTACCCTGGCCCATCGCCGCCGCCGAGAACCCCGCCTACCATGCCTTCGTCACCGGCGAACGCTCCCGACTCGGCCCCACCCACCCATCCTTCACCACCCAGTACGACCTCATACCACTCCCTTCCGCCGGTCGCCTCTTCAGCCCCGACAACCTAGCCCAACTCGCAGGCGACTTCCCCCGGCGCAGAACCCCACCACCCGCAGCCACCATCGCCGCCGGGCTCGACATCGCAGGCGGCTCCGACGCGGCGCCCGACGCCCACGACCGCACCGTCCTGACGCTCGCCGCCGTCTCGCTCCCATCACCCGCCGACCCCATCCCTGCTAACCACATCGCCGTCCTTCACCAGGTCGCCTGGCAAGGCGAGCAACACGAACGTCTGCTACCCCAGCTGCTCGACCTCATCAACAACGTCTGGAAGCCCGCCGCCCTCACCATCGACGCAACCGGCATCGGCGAGACCACAGCCCGCATCCTCACAGCCCGCTCGCCCCGTACCATCGTCAACCCCTACAAGTTCACCCGCCCCTCCAAGTCCGCCCTCGCCTACGACGTCCTGACCGCCGTCACCACCGGCCGCCTCAAGCTCTACGAACCCGACGGCTCCGACGAATCGACCACCTGCTGGAACGAACTACGCGCCGCCCGCGCAGACTACCTACCCGGCCAGCTCATCAACTTCTACGTCGACCCGACCGACGGCCACGACGACTACCTCATCTCCCTCTCTCTCGCCGTCCACGCTGCGAACCAGGCCACGCCGCGAATCGCCCGCGGCCGCTAGCCAACGCCCTACCCCCTCACACCCGCGCACCACGCCGCCGCCCTTCCACTCGCTCGGCCGGCCCGGCCAGCATCTACGACACGGCGCCCTTCGGGTGGCCGGGCCCCCGCCGTCGCTCGCTCACGGGCGCTGCGGCGCCCGCGTCGGCGTCGTGCGCTCACGCCCACGCGAGGCCAGCGGCGCGTGCGTTCGAGCGGTTACGGCTGCGGCTTCCTCCTCGCACTCCGTCGGCTCACGCCGCCGTTCGGCAGGCGCACCACCAGCCCAGCCGCGCACGCTAGCGCCCCGCGTACGACCGCTGCTGCGGCCCCACGGCGGCGCCTACGGCCCCGCAACCCGTACAAACGACCGATTCTACCCGCACTCGGTTCGTTTCCCTCATTTCGCGCCTTCTTCAACTCACCCCCCCGCCGCGCGCTTCTCATTTTAGCCCGCCCGCAAATGGCCTCTGCACGGGTTTCCCGCTGGCTGGGATCACCGGCCCGCCCCTGGCATTATCGCCTTCTTGCGGGCTGCGCCCCTGGTAGGCGGGCCGGCGCTGCCCCGCCGCGTTTGCCCCGTTGCGGCCAGCCTTGCGGGCGGGCTATGTCCGCCGCGTCCGGCGGGCGGCCTTGGGGCTGTCGGGGCAGGTTCAGAAAGGGGTCTCACATGTCTCGCTGTTCCTCTTGCGGCATCCAGGGGTGCATGCTCCTGGCCCGGCCCTGCCGGTGTTGCCTGTCTTGCTGGCAGGCACGGTACGCCTGTCCGGCGTGTCCGGCACACGGCCTCGGTCCCATCCTCGGTGCGTCGGCAGCGCACCGCCCGGCGGCGTAGCCATGGCTCACCACCTCACCTGTCGTTGTTGCCGCCAGGGCC